AGGAGTGTTAGTCCGGTTCTCCAAGATGTAAAGGGAGGAAAACCTCACCTCGTTCATGTATTTATATTAAGCGATTTTTCTCCGTCTGTCAAGCCCTATATTCTTCTATTTTATCCAGAACTTTATTGAGATAAGTATGTGCGAGGAAACTTATTCCCTCAGAGTATTTTTCATGATACAACTCATCCTTAAGTTTGAGCACATGACATTTTATCTCATCTTTGGTGAGTTGATTGCGTGGCATATAAAAAGACCCTCTACATTATGTAGAGAGTCTAGGGTCAACTTGGGGTCGGTGCAAACACTGGTGTCAGCATTCCACCATCTGAACCATCATCGTCTTCGTCTTTACTGGCTAAAGCAAGCATAAGAAAGTAGGGAGTGATGATAAAGATTAGAGTTTGAAGTAATGTCCAATCATAAGTCATGAGTTTCTTACCGCTGCTGCGATTGGAATTAACAACAGCATTGCTACTGCTACAAACCCCATCACCAGATACCAGGAATGATTTGACCTGATACTGCATAAGATCCCATTGCTGCAACAACACCGATCATTGCTGCCCAACCATTAATGCGTTCTGCTTTTTCGTTCATTTGATTTCTCCGTTTAAGTATTGTGTGTTTAAAAATTCAGTCTTCAGATGCCGAAGGCACCAAAGAAGAAAAGACTACCAGTTGTAGCATACGACAGGATTCCAGCAATGAATCCAAGCATGGCAACACGACCGTTTAACTTTTCAGCACGTTCTGCATAGGTCTCATAACCATAGCGTTCTGCTGCGGTTTGATCCACATACATGCGTGGTTCTTTTGCCCACATATTCTGTTGTCCAAGATCATTAGAAGTTACGGTCATTAGTCTTTTATGAAGAACTGTTACAGTATTATATAGTAATGTAAACATTTCTGTCAAGCCCCTGGTCTGTATCATATAGAACTTTATATCATTTGTGAAAAATCTAGGATCTAAATAAATACAGACTATGATTTGAGGACTCGATGAAAAAGTTCTTGCCTCTCATTATGCTTTTGATGGCGGCACCCGCATATGCCGATATTACTCATAAGTTAAGTTCGAGCATTCAACTCAACGTTAACTCTGCTGCTACCCAGGCAACTAGACTTGGTTCTTCCTACAGTGTGTCAGGTAGTGGAGTAGATACCACGGATGGTACGACAGCAAATACTATTTCTGCTGGTACTATCACTAGTGGAGTTTATGCTCCGGGAACTATCTCAGCAACTCAGGATGTGCCTGGCGCTGCGTTCTCGTATTCTGCTACTTACACACAGGCTGATGCTGTACCAACTGCTGCTCCTAGTGTAGGTGCTGTGCAGAACTTCGGTTCAATGACTAGTAATGCTGCTGGTTCTGCTGGAGATCTGGCAGGTACTATCACCTCTGCTGGTGCTATGACGCTGACCGCTGGTGGGGCTGGTACTCAGGCAACCGGACAATTTGTTACCGAACTCACTGTGAAGTAGAAATGAGACACCTATATAAAACAATAGGTGTTTTGGGACTATTCTTCGGACTAGTCTCTCCTTCTCACTCGGTCCCAGTAGTCCCGAACTTCACTCAGGGCTCAATGACTTCCACCACGGAAACGACGAGCACTATTAATGAGACTATCAATTCCATGGATTATAACACAGGATATCAATATTCTGTGACAGGGACAAATATACAATCTAGTGGTGGGTTGGCACCTTCTTCTATAACAAATCAAACTAATACTAATGAGGGCGTGATTTCGACATGGACGGGTTTAAATATGAATACAAGACCGACTTTCACACAGAAAACAGTGGGTGCTCCATTCCAGTTCACAGAGACGTATCAAGCACCAGGTCTTTCAAATCACACGATTATTCAAAGAGAACAAACAATAGAAAGCGTAACCACAACAACAAGTATCTTCTCACAATAAAAACACTATGTCTATCTGCTCTGACTGCGGTTGTAACTGTCCCTGCTCATGCAGCAGATGTAGGGGGTGTAAGTGCAACAGCAAACCCCGTCGCTAATTCATCTGGATCAGTAACTAATCAGGCCATTCAGGTCTTACAGGGTCCTTACATCACTAATCAATACGGAGACGGAATTAGTTGTCAAGGGCCCACTCTTAATGTGACACCATACGTTACAGGATCTCTATCACAACAACACCCATTTGAACATATGTGGGATCAACCTGTCTACAATAATGTAGATGGTAATGAAGATGGCATCCCAGATAATCCCGGTGAAATATTATATCATATTCCAACTAGAACTGGAATGACAAATAATTCAAGTCTTTCTGTTGGTGTGAGCGCAACTCTATCAATATCAATGGATAAGAAAGCACAGCAGTTATGTAAAGAAGCAGCAGAAACTCACAATGAATATCGTGCTCAATTACTTGCCAATAAGAGATTAGACTTTGAGATAGCCAGACTCAAGAATTGTGGACAGTTAATGAAGGAAGGTATCACCTTTCATCCCAAGAGTCCATACTATGCTGTGTGTGCTGATGTGATGGTTAATAATGTAACTCATGTTAAGCAACACGTTCATTCTATTCCATCTACTTCTTCAAAGGTCGAACAGAGCGCAGCGCCTTTACAGCCTGATTCCGCTGTCTCTGCTCCGCAACCCGTTCCCGCACAGATTGCACCGGGATCTTCTTACCCCGCAACGTCGCAATCTTCTTCAGCACCTTCTTCACTACCGGTTTCACAACCTTTAACAAAAGATCAGCAAGAGGCTTTGCGAGCAGTGCAGAACTCGTCGCTACCACAGCAATTCCGGCGGTAGTCGCAACGATCTGAGGAGCAGGTAAATACTGTGCCTGCCAAGGTATATCCTCATAGAGAGTTACACATATCTCATTTCCATTTACAATTTGCAGTTCAAAACCGGATACCCTTTCCTTTTTATTCTGTGCTACGTCACCAACTCGTGGTGCATTAGGACCAGGGCATTCGGTTTCTTCTACTGTTTTTGGAATTGCGTCAGCAGGAACCTCTGGTGTTGGCGGAGTTTCTGGTGGTGGTGCCACGGGAGGAACGGGTGCTTCGTAATTGTATATTAAATCTTCTGGTGTATAATCCATCGCATCATATGATGGATATTCATTTGTGCATAAAATTTTCGTCCCTTTAGGATCATCTATTGTTAGTTGCACATCACCGTCAGGGTGATCTTTTACACAACCAGGCATTTCAATGATGGGACTACCCAATTGCACCGTCACAGGTACGGGTATTTGATAAACAATAGGTGGTGCTACATCTACATTAAAGATGTTCGTCGGAGGAATCCGAAGATTAGCAACACCTATATCACGAATCTCCATTGTCAGAAAGGCAGTGCTCCAGCGTCAACGCCACCAACAGCAGGAATTGCTCCACCGGTCGTTCCTGGAAGTTCGGGCATAGCACCACTCACCAGGCCAGGCAGTGCGTCAGTGACAGCACCCATGACTGCTTCTGTTGCTTTTGATTTGATACCTTCAACTATGTTGTCTCTATTAAGATAAACATAAGCGCCACCGCCAACCACGGAAGCAGATACAGCAAAAGACGCGAGAGCGAGTACATTAATTACTTTTTGCATGTTCTTTTTTATTTACAGCAATTTTATCATCCACCACTAGTTTTTGTAACGGATGATAAAACTATGTATCAAATCAATAAAGTTGCTCCTCTGCTTCTGTTTGAATTGTGCAATCACTAGTAGGATAAGATACACAAAGAAGTGCGAATCCTTCTTCAATTTGATCGTCGTCTAGGAATGATTGGTCTTCCTGATTAACTGTTCCTTCAATAACTTTACCAGCGCAAGATGAGCAAGCACCTGCTCTACAAGAATAAGGAAGATCTATGCCAGCATCATCGCTAGCATCTAGAATATACTGGTCATCATCGCATTCGATAGAATTTTCGGTGCCATCAGAAGAGATGAGAGTTATTTGAAATTTTGCCATTTTTATTTTACGTGAATTGTGCCGATCATACCTGCACCCTTGTGGGGCGCACACCAATATGTATAATCGCCAGCATCGGGGAATGTAACATTAATGTCTTCACCTGGTGACATTAGTAACCCCTCATGCGAAAGATCTGGATGACCATCCACAACAACATTGTGAGGAGGAAGAATATTATTAATAAAATGTACAGTTTCACCAGCATCGATTGTTACCTCCGAGGGTTCAAATACTAGGCTTCCATCATACCCCATCTGAACATCTACTGCCCAAGCCGGAACAGCAAAGAATAGTGTGGCGAGTAAGGCAAATAATACTTTCATTTTAATCCTCCAAATACTTTTCGATTACTTCGATACGTTCTTCTTCTTTTGCAATTAGATCAATCTGATCTTGAATCGCACCCAGAACATCAGGGTGCTCACCAATACCTACAGGATTTGTAAGGTATACTTCAATATTCATTTTTGCTTTCTTAATATTCCCAATAGCAAGTGCCTTGAGAGCATCTAACATTTCTCTTCGCATAATTAATCTACCAGTGTACCATGTGCTCTGCGGATCTCCCGCAGTTCTTCAAAGTTTTTCTGTTTGGTTCCACCATCATACGCCCAAGCATATCCTTCGTCAATCATTTGTTCGTTGAGAGACACTGCTGCGTCCCCAAGGTATAACCACCCAAGAAGACGGCCATATTTGCCAACCCCGCCGACAAGTTCAGTGCGGATAACAAGATCATCGTCACCAGCCAAAGCACCTTCCAATTTTGCTTTGAGCCATTCGGTTGCGTCGATTCCAAGTTCCTTTTCCTCCAAGTCTCTGGTGCGTTTTTCTGGCGTATCTACACCAGCAACCCTAACCCTTTCTTTCTTGAATAAATCAAAACCCAAATCAATAGTAACATCAATGGTATCACCATCGAGAACTCGATTAATCTCTACAACTCGAAAATTGTAACAGGACTTCCTGTTTGGTGGTGTCATTGCTCCCATAGTTCCCACTCCTTTAGTGCATTCTTTAGAACATCCTCTGGTTGAGTCATGTTCTTTTCTATCTCCCACTGTCTGATTTTCTCAGTCAGCACACCGACATTCTGCTCTTCTTCAAATGTTCTTGCATCAGCAGCAGTTACAATACCAATCAGTGTGATAGCAGCAGTAATTACTGCACCAGCACCCCATACCCACTTCTCAAGTTTACGAACTCTCTCACGAAGTTTTTCTATTTCTTCGTTCGTGTCATCAACACGCTTATGAACCATTTCGATGCGACGAATAGAATTTTCTAGAGTGCTGTCCATTACAGCAATCTTTGTATCCTGCTCCGCATCTTTATTCGTAAGGTCACTCATCTTCCAATTCATCGAAAGCCATACGCATTATATAGACGATATAATATGTAACACCAGCAAGAAGTATGAGTATGGAGATAATTACACTCCATACAGGATCAGCAACATTATCAAGTGGTCTAAGAATGAGGTTCATGACTGAATGGTTCCCAATGTTCCCACCCATACTTATGCACCAAGTGCATACCAATAATTGGAACAACAATTAATATAAGACTTAAAAAACCAAGTCCATATGGATTGTTAAGTGTGGCAGCAGCAAAGTGTGATGCCTTATGTGCTAGATCTACCATTATTCCTCACAATCTTTCATCATGGTTGCAACTTCTCCACCAATATCAGCACCAGTATCCTGACCCAACATGACTGCCCAACCAGATATCAACCAACCAACATATGGTATACCTGTGAAGATAGGAGCAATACCTGCACCAACACTAGCACCTACCATTCTTCCGGTTGACTCTCCAGCGCCCTCCGCTTTGATGCATTCCAGGTTTTGAGCAGTCAACTTTCCCTCGGCACCTCCTAGATGCCTTGCCCCATCCATTGTATATTCTTCTTCTGTAATTAGATTCGTGGTTCCACCGATACCAAAGAACCCATTCCTCTTATCTAATTTCTTTCTAACACCCATTACCTTAGGGTCATTGGCATTATATCGTATGCTGTAACCATCTGCGCCTGCATCTACACTGTATGATGTGTAGTCACCCACAGGCAAATTGATAATGGGAAGTTTATCTCTACTAATGAGATGTCCTAATACGCCAATATGAGCAACACCAAACAGTGTTCCTACTGTCAGTGCTGCCCACTTAAAATTAGATCGTTGGTTTGACTGGGGGTTGGCCATCATTCATACCTTCAATTTTAATAGGAGCTTGTTCAATGCGAATTGTTTGAGCAGGTGCAGTTTGTGCTGCCTTCTCAATCAGTTTTTCCATCTGTTCTTTTGTGATTCCTCCACCACCGCCACCACCATTAGCACCATTCTTCTTTGCAGTCTGAACTCCAAAAGAAGCTAAGACCCCGGTAAAGACGCTGGCGATGAATGTTGGATCAAGTTTCTGTTCAGGAATTCCGAGTGCAGGAGGTAGTTTGATGTATGCCAAAGTGAGAATTGAACCAGACCAAACAAGGATACCAAGACGGACAAAGGTAGAAAGAATAGCAAGTTGTTCTTCCTTATCATCTGTTGCCTCCTTAATTTTACCAAGAATACCTTTCTTTTTAGGTTGTTCTTTTTTGATCTCCTCTGGCATCTGTTGAAAGCATCGTTCCTTTATTTATGGATTTAAGTTTTCAACTGTAATGTTTGTATGCCGTATTGAATTGTATCTTTTACAGAGAACTTCGCTTGCTTCGTGTTCCCATCTGTGATATGCATTTTTTAAATGATGGACATATTCAGTGCCACCGAGACCGACCATTTCATCGGCAACGATTGACTTTATTAATACATCCCTGGTTAAAGATGCCATATGTAAATACTTGGTTTCCAACAACAAACTTAGGTTATAAGACTGTAGAGTTATCAATCAGTTTGTCTTGGGTGATTTAGTCCTATCTGCTTCTGGACTTGATATTATTTAGCAATGTAACCGTTTTCAACCAACCATTCACGAGTCATAGGAGTCGGATCATAGTCAGTCCACATTGTGCCATTGGCACAAGATTTCAATGCTTTCATTGTCATTCCCTCAGTCAATCCAGCCCACTTAGCCTCACTCTCCCATGGCACTGCTGACTCTGGATAAGTATTCTCTACCATGTCACGCCATACTGGAGGAACACTCTCCTCAGGTAAGATAATAGCAATAAAACTATTATCAATAGTTCCTGCCATACAATCCTGTGCTGCATGCCACCCTTCGTGTCTCATCACTGTCATCAATGTGTGAGGACGATTCATGAATGCTTTGTTGAGATAGAAATTATTACTAACTGTATGATAGACCCCACGATGACCAATGGGGAAATACTTTTGGTCTGCCAGATATACTTTCACACCCATTTGATTCAAGAGAATCAACATGTTATGAAACTCAGTAGTCACATTAGTGAAGTCTTCCCAGTTGTCATACTCCTTAGAGATATCCAACATCGAGAAAACTTCTTTCACATCCTCCGTGCATTCTTGAAGCATCATACATCCCATAGAATGCATAGTGAAGTATTCGTTATCTTTGAGGGGGTCGGAATGGACAGGTAGGGCAACCGCTACCGCAGCAACCAGGGATGCAATAATGTTTTTCATTTGTAGTAAGCTTCGTAATATTTAACGACCCCAAAAGATGTTTTGTGTCCTTGGGATATCCAATCATGAGCGCATTCATAGATTGACTTTGTGGAATATTTAGGTTCCGTTCCTTCTAATTGATGCCCATACTTATGGAGCAAAATTTTCAACACTTCTTGTCTTAATTTAGTATTGAAATCATTGTAGCGCCAATCATCATAACTCATTGGTGAACATTCTCCGAACCGCCTTGAAAGTTTTCAGACCCTCCAATGGGATCAAGTTGAATCGTGGTGGAACCACTTCTAGTAGCGATATCATACATCACTTCATGAATGTTCTCAGGTTCTGAACTTGGGGGTTCATATGGAACTTGTTCTCCAGTGATCGGATCCACAGTAAAAGGTTCACCTGTAATGATATCAACATTCTCATTATAAGGTGTGGCAAACCAATCGTCAACTATATTGTCAAAATATTCATCTACAGGTCTTGAGGAAAATGCCTCAAGATCACTATAACCCCAAGGTGGCATATTATCAATCTCTTTACAGTCAACTACATCTTCATCAATTTCACAAACTACTTCATTTTGTCTGAATGGTTTGAAGATGTCTCTAATTGCTCGTATCCTAATCATGTTTGCCAGTAATAGTGATAGAAGTTCCCTCTAGTATCGCACATCGGGTCATGAGATGCAACCCTATATCTCAGCATACTCTGACCTTTGAAGTCAGTCCGATCACCAATGATACTATATGCATC